GAATTTAATTTAATTCACCGATAATCCCCAATGTATAAGACTTTTAACTCTCTCAGTGAAAACGCCCCGGTTTCAACCTTTGAAACCATTCAATCAAGAGGTACTACCTCGTTGATGACTAGACTTAGACTCAACTTGGCTTACGACAACTTAGACTTCAATAGAGTCTACAGTAGTAAGCAAGACTACACCTGGCTCGGTAAAGCTGCGGCATTCATCGTCGAGGCAGAGCTGTCATTAGACGGTATTGCCAAACAGTATTTAACTTTAGATGGTGCCATCAATTTTGACAACGTTTTAGCTGAATTACGGACTGGTGCAGGTTTGCAGACTACTAATGTTTCGAACCATTCAGTCTCGGTATCATCTTGGAGATGGTACGATAATCACGTAACTTTATTGTTTAATTTGTTACGTTTGTATGTTATGGCAGACCTCCAGCTGAAAGGTCCGATCACTACAGGGTCGTATCCTAAGTATGACGACGGTCATGTTGAAATCGACTTGAACGCAGGGTTACCACTCCCGGATGAAACGATTGTCTGGAGTTGGCCTGGATCTAAGAATTCATTGAACTACCCTGAATGGGGCAACTTCACTGAATATATGCCATTAAACGATGAGGCATACATTGATGTAGGAGGTTTGTTACCTGAAGAAGTCAAGATGGTGTTAATGGCTACCGGAGCTTGGGAACGTCAGACTAATTTTAAGCTAGACTTCCCTACTCCGAAATTAGCCGAGCGTATTTATTACCGTTATCCGTCGAAGGTTACTATGATTGATGATTGGTTGGATGGCGAGATACCTGACATTAACTTCGGATTACCTAACCCTAAGGTTGTGTGGAATGCGATCCGTAAGTATGTTACTACCAACAATTTGTATAACCAGTTTTATTCGGCAGCCGCGATTATTAATCAAGTGATGTTGACTCCGTTACCTGATTCAGCTGAAGGTATGTCTTGGTTGATCCATGAAGCTCAGGTAGTACTTCCTAAGTTCGGATCAGTTAGAGGTAGATACCCTTTTTTGTTACGTGGAGAAGGTGCGCTTATTCAAGCGAAAGCCTTGGAAGATTGGACTATGTTACAAACTAACCCCAATTTATTATTTTCAACTAGCATGGTTACTGCATCTTTATTTAATATCGGGTTAGCCGTAAGGGATTCAATGCTGCGCGGGATAGCAAATGATTCTTTATCGGGAGTTGATACCAGCTTATTCCAACAACCAGAACTGGCATGGGCAGCCGCAGTGTCTCTCGCGTGTGGAATTGATGTCCCTTTGAACGGAATGAGTAACTGCTATGTATATTACCCAACATTAGCTGACTCTAATGTGAGGTTAGCGTTACCGGCGTTAATCAAGACTCCTAGAGGTTACTGGATTGAAGGAGATAGTATCGTGATTGACGGTGTCCCATTCGTTGGGTCACCATATGTGTTATATCCGTTAGCAGTGTACGATTTTGCAAATCCTTATTCTGGTGCCTTTGCGCTCCCGAAACCTATTAGGCGTACTAGAAAAGGAGCTGTGTTTACAGTAATCGGTGCCTGGATGTACAGTTGGGTAGCTAGACTAGCAGGTTATGATGTCCACATTTCAGTTAATGGCAGCAATGTAGATTATTATAAGTATTTCGCGTCGAATGAGAACAGTTGGGTACATCCATTGTGGAACGGTATTTCTGATGAAATAGAAGGAGTATTCGTTCACGCGATAGTCCGCCGTAACAAACACTTTTTAGACATACCAGATTACACTATTCCAGGGAATTTGACTGACGTCAGTGTTTCCGTTAAAATATTAGATAGGTATGTGTCTGACTCAAGCTTAACAACTAAGTTCAGGGCGAACTACAATGTAGGATCAGTCACTGTACCTAAAAGTGGGATTCAAGTAGTTACTAGTGGAGATTTAAGAAAGTTCTGGGGTTATGTCCGTAGATCACAGCCGGGTTTAACGATGGTAGGCATGGCTCAACCAGCGATCATGCCGCAACCAAAACACCAGCTGGTAGAAATAGATCAGGAACCCGAAGTAACATCAGAGATGGTCAATATGATAGAATAAGCTTGTATGAATGTGAACACGGTGCCAAACCGAGAAGATACTTAAGTTACCAGCCTAACAGCTTACCGACGTGGGTGTCGTTTAAGAATCGCATGTGCGCGGTATCTAGGCATTCATCAACTCATATGTTAGTAGATGTGATACCTTGCTCTCAGTTAGGCTTAGGGGCAGTATACTACCACACTGAAGTGGCGGTACGAGTATATGGGGAGGCGAGGTATTGTAGATTGTTTAGACTAGATGACGTCTACGGTTGTTATATGAGAACTGATGCATATACGCCTTGCTTAGGGCCAGTGACTAAACGACTGATGTCTCAAGTTTACAGTTTGGTGAATAGCGTGTGTTTTAATAGTTGCGACATATCTGATTATTTGTCATTGACGTTAGGGTCTACTTTACAAATGCCTAAAATAGAATGGCCGGTTAAGCACGGGATCTACGAAAGGTCAAAGATCACGGCCACACATCATACACATTTAAGGCCTCAAGAACTAGAAGCTGTAGCTGAGGGTATGGGCGGTAGAACTAAGTTCGTATACGCGGTTTGCTTGCAGCGTTTACTGTCGATAGGCGTTGTTACAGAAGCCGTTTACTCTTCATTCTTAGCGTACATCATAGGAGTAGAGTATAACTTCGCTCTACTATTATTACGTAGTACGACAGTGTGGTCAGGAACGAGGGGGGAAGAGCAGTTACTATCAAAATTAAAATCATTCGCGTCAGCTATAAAAGCAAGTCATTCAGCCAAGTATCAACCCTTAACTCAGTTGTTTGAGCTAACCGTTTTGCTAAATAGAGGTATAGGTTCAGTTGATTGGGCTGGCGAAAAGGAAAATCGGGTTAATCCTAATACCGTAGACTTAGACCCGGCGGATGTGTATAAGTCATCAATGACAATATTTCGGAAGGCCAGAAAGTCAGGGTACAAATATCCTAAGATGCACTACGATAAATTCATAGAGTCAAGATGGGAATGGATACCTGGAGGGAGCGTGCATTCACAATATGTAGATGATGACGAATATATTTACCCAGGTTTATATACTAGGAATAAATTTATTACAGTAAACAAGATGCCTTCACATCACTTGCAACTGTTTTTGAGTTCAACGCCACAGATTAAGGCTTGGACATCAACTAAGTACGAATGGGGCAAGCAGAGAGCTATATACGGTACAGATTTGAGGAGTACTATAATTACGAACTTTGCAATGTACAGATGTGAAGAAGTGTTGCTGCACTTGTTCCCTGTTGGTGATCAAGCAGACGTGGAAAAAGTTCACAGGCGGATATCTATGATGCTAGACGGTTACGACAGCTTCTGCTTCGATTATGATGACTTCAACTCTCAACATTCATTAAGCAGTATGCAAGCAGTTTTACTGGCGTATATGGATGCTTTCTCAGACGTAATGAGCCCAGAACAGCTACAAGCTATGGAATGGGTGATACTATCAGTAGCGGACATGCAGGCCTTGTCACCCACCGACAATGAGTGGTATAGGCTAACCGGTACGTTATTGTCGGGATGGCGTCTTACCACATTCATGAACACTGTATTGAATTGGGTGTACATGGACGTTGCAGGTGTGTTCAATATAGACGGGGTTCATGATTCGGTGCACAACGGTGACGACGTTATGATAAGTATATCAAGCATTAAGGCAGCGAACTTGGTCATGAATAAAATGCATAAGGTTAACGCAAGGGCACAACCAACAAAGTGCAATGTATTATCAATTTCGGAATTTTTAAGGATAGAACATGGTATGTCAGGGTACGATGGGCTAGGAGCACAATATTTGTCGCGTTCGTGCGCTACGCTAGTACATAGTAGAGTAGAATCTAAAGAGCCAATAACAGCGACAAGATTAGTGGAAGCGGATTTATCGCGGCTTAAAGATTACCGGTCAAGATGTGCGAACGTCGATGCAGTTGATCTAATCCAGCAACAGTTGTTCTGCAGAACAGCCAAGTTGTTTAATATCGAACTAGGGAACATATATAAAATATCTGAATTACACAGAGTAGTGGGCGGTTGTAGTGACCGCAGGTGGGCGCCTATTGAACAACAAGTCACTACAACAAGCGGGAAATACGAGATACCTCATGAAATAGACGATCCGTCATTTTGGCCAGGTGTCAACGATTATTCCGCTATGCTATATCGTAAGATAGGTGAGCAAGTTAAAATGTCGGTAATAGTAGACGCAGTGAGTCAGGGGTCAAGGTTAACTATTGCCAAGTCTAGGTCCGTCACACTAGCAGTTGAACGGACAGCGAATATAAAGGCCAAAGAGTGGGAAAGAGCATTGTATAGGACTTACAAAGGAAGTACAGTACATTATTATGCTAATTTAGCAAAATTTTTGAATGTACCGCCATTATTCGGCATTGAGACTAGAGGCGGGGCAAGCGCAATATCAGCCGCGCTTGCAAGCAGTGATACTATGAGAGCACTAAAAGTGTTGTTATAGTTAGCTGCTATTGAAGGTAGAAATACCATAT